GGATTCGCCTTCTGGCACAACTTCACCTCTTTCGATACGTACATCTGGATGAGGCGGTGAGCCAGGTTCTGTTCTTTCAACAAGTTCAAATGCATCTTGTGCTGCAAGATAGACTTCTTCAGCATAACGAACTCTAGTAGTTAGATTATGTCCGCCCGATCTTTCAAATGTAGCTTCAAAACTTCTAGCTGCTTCTGCAGGTGTTCTTGTTTCTCTTAATCTTTCCAAAGTTTTTGCCCATGCTTCAGGAGATGTAGGATCTGTGATTTCCCAAATAAGGTAATCTAACTGCTCTTGTAAACTTGCTTCTAGAATATCTTTATTGTAACGTTCTCTAAACTTGCGTATTCTATCTCCTCGCCATTGCACAATACCTCTAGCACCTAAACCTCCGCCAGTGCCATTGTATGCTTGTGGTCTGATTTCTGGATACGATTCAACTCGTATATTTCCTACAATACCTGCGGCTTGAGCATCTGTAAGATTTAGTTGTTGTTTTAGATAGTTAAACGCAAACTCAACATTATCGCTTAATCCAACTAGGTCTAAATCTACATCGTCTCCAATATCGCCTCCCTCGTCTAAAGGCTCAATAGCTCTGTTAGTTGTGGTGCTAACAGTTGTGTCTGCTGTGCCTCTATCTTTTCCAATATTGATAAATGTATCAGCAATAGGAGTTTTAAAACTATCTTCCGATGGTTGTCCAGCTTCGGTTCTTTCTGGTGTGTAAAGTAACGGATTTAAATTTTCATGTTGTGCCCATGGCTCATGCATTGGCTTACGAGCCAGCAAATCTGCTTCAAAAGGATTTACCGGAGGAAGTGTAGCACACTGTGTTGCTTCTGATGCAAAATATGCTTCTGGTGCGAACACAGTTACTTCTTCTGCTTGTCTTGCTGTATCAGCAGTATTTGCTGCTGTACTACCGCCTTCGTTTATACGTACATCAGTTGTGCCATCAATATAAACCGTATTATTACCTGAGTATAAACTTAATGCACCAGTAGGATTTATTCGAATAGCTTGCGATGATTTAACATTTATATCATTAGTACTTTGTAAATTTATGTAGTTATTAGATTTGATGTATGTATTACCATTACTATAGCTAAGAATGTCACCGTCGACTTTTAGGTTCATATTGCCTTCGGCCCAAACATTATATGCAATAGGAGTAAAAAACTCAAATCCAAGATCTGCTGTGCTTTTATGCTTTCCATCAACTTGTGTATTCATGTTACTTTTTGTATGCAGATTCATTGTGCTTTCTGATCTAAGGTTCATTACAGCATTTGTGTTAATATTCATACGCTGTTGGCTAAACAAATGTAAATCAGCTTCAGTTGATGTTAAGAAAATACCTCCAGTACTCTTTAGATTAAAGTTCAATCCTGTGGTAAGATTAAAATTGTCTGCACTGTTTACATTAATATTTCTATCACTATCAATGCATATTTCGCCGCTTTCTGTAATGCCAATGCTTCCTGAATTTGCACTATGCGAAATGCCTGATTGAGCAGTATCTGAAATAAATGTACCTGCATCGTGTGTTATACTGTCACCGGCTTTGACTGCAAAAAACTCTCCTGATGTAGTGCTATGAGATTTTGATGTGCTATTTTTATATGTGCCGCCAATAACCATATTCATATTTCTACACTCAAAGTTGATATCTCTATCCGCACTGAAGTTTAAGTCGTTTTCGGAGTGCACACTTATACTGTCATTTGCATAAATGTCAATTTTACCATTGCTGGTCATTTCAATCCAACTTGTTCCCCTGGCATTACCTATATAAATCAAATCTTCACTATTGTGTAATAATATTTGATGTCCTGTACGAGTACGCATCCTTATCAATTCATTAGCAGGTATTGTTACATCGCCTTCAGTTGTTGAACCATATTCTCTATCAATATATTCAGATGGAGTGCTGTCGGCAGGACCTACTCTTACAAACTTGTCGTCGCCGTCGTCCATAACAATGCTACTGCCACCTAATCTACTACTTGGGACATTTATTTCATTTTGCACAGTGCCAATATTAGTAGTAGGAGCGTTTGGTCTTTTGTCCATAGGACCAGGTGTGCTTACACCAAAAACCATGCTAGGAACTTCTCTTCTAGCACTTGTGCTTGTAGTTCCTCTAATATCATCAGCTAATAAACCTTGTTCGGTTAATCTTTCAATAAACAAATCATTTCTAGGTTTAGGGTAGTTAGTAGGCTGTGTTTCTCCGGCTGGATCTATAGTAGCTCTGTTGTATTCTCCTACAGGAACTTTCAGTCCTTCTGCTGCTGCAACCATTTCAGGTATTTCACTTTGCAGATCGGCATTAGCAGTAGTATTCAAAGTACTTGCTCTACCGTCAGGAATCATAAAGTTCATAAACTCTTCAGGCACACACGCAAACCAATAACCAAAATCTCTTCTACCTTCTATGAGCATTACTAAAACTTTTGAACCCACATCAGGAGGAACAAACCACATGCCATAACTTTGTGTACTTTCTGCATAAGTTGTGCCACCTTGCAATCCAGTACTAGGTGTTGCTCCATAAAATGGAGGTGCATAAAAACAAGTGATTACTTCATTACTTGCTTGATAATCATCTCCTGTGTCATTGTAATTTAATATTTGTACTTGTAACGCACCCATAAACTTTTGGTCAAGGTGAGATACAATCCTACCTATAAAAGGTCCTGTGTTGTAAGATCTATCTGAAGATCTTGCACTTCTACGCTCTTGTGATCTCATCGTAATCCTTTAAATATGTTATCTAGTTGTGATTTAAAATCTCTAGCAAAGTCATTGATACCTGCAAGTGGATCTTGTATAAAGTCTAAAGTTTTTTGTATATTTTGTTCTATCTGTCTTGCTTCTGATACTAGGTTATCAAACTGGTTAAGAACCTGTCCGAGATTTCCTGGTGCAAGTTTTGCTAAATTTTCAATATCTAGATTTTGAAAATGTGTGTATGCTTGCTGAAACTGTTGTGCTCTTTGTAACAACGGCTTAAACTCGTTGTTTGCAACACTTGATAACTCGTCTATGAGTGCATTGTTATTCTGAGGCAAATCGTTGAGTAGGTTTCGTAATCTTAGAATACTATTCGAAGGCTGGTTTGCCATTCTTAGTAGTGTTAAAGTATTATTGTACATTCCGTCAGAAAAGCTACTTGTGAAAGTTACAAGTTTGTATACACCACTAAACTGATTAATAGGATCTATTTGTAATAAGTTACCGTTATAATCTACTGCACTTTTAAAATCAATCAAAACAAAAACTTCTGATCGTAAAAAATCAACTGTACCATCTGCATTTAATCCTTCTGGTCCCGCAGATACAGATCTGTTACCAAAATCACTATCATGCAGATAAAAAGGATCGCCCCATATTTTAAGTTCTAGTTCGATGTTATCAACATCGCTATTTAAAATATTTGCATTAAATATTCTAGCTGCTCTGAGAGCATTTTCTTCCATTCCGGCGCCGCCACTTGCATCAATAGGAATAAAGTTCACTCTATTATGTCTTGTAATCGTGCTTGTTGCATTAGCTGAAGCACTGGCTGATGCAGAATACTGTGCATTATTTTCTAAACCTGTGATATTACCACCTTCGTGAACATTTGCAGGAGTGTTTGCAGTAGTTGCAAGTTCTTTATAAAAGCTGTTATCAATATTAAATGTAAACTCTAGTATATCACTATTATCGCCGGTGTAGCTATATCTATATGCTTTATGTGCATTATCTATAGCATAGGAGTAACTAAAGTCTGCTGTAACTTGACTTATAGCACTCATATGCATTCTAAATGGAGTAACTACATAAACTATTTCATAAGCTGGTCTACCTGATACTTGATCTTCTTGTGCATCTGCTACAAAAACTCTACTTGTTATCTTAAACCAGTTTACCATTTCATCAACTGGTGTTTGAGACAATAACGACTGCCCATAATCACTGGTTAATATTACTTCTTCTATTATTCTTTCTATTTTTGTTCCTGGCGCAAACTGAAATCTTCTATCGGTTTCACTAATAGACATTGATCCTCTTTGCCATACTCTTCTTTCAGCATTCCAAATGATAGTGTTATCACCAAAATCGTTTATACCAAAATCAGAAAAGTTGTTGACTATAGGAGCATTTCCTATTATGTTTACAGACGGATCAAATGCTGCTTGCGCTGCTTCACTTCGAACAACATTTAAACTTTGTTCTTGTTCAAATCTTAGGTTTGGATCTAGGTTAAATGCATTTTCAATGCTTCTTTGTCTTATAAAATCTTGTGCCTCTACAAAATCATTTGCACCACTTAAAGAAGCATCTACAGCACGTTGTGCATCTTCGCCAGTTTGAACAGTTTGAGTATATGTATTTGTTCCACCTGTAACAGATGAAATATCATTCGGAAACTCTATTCTATATGCATCAGGTTGTGCAACTAAACCTTGTTGCGATTTTTGAAATTCTTGTCTGTTTATTTCAGTGATAAAATCTTGTAAAACTTCTGATACTGTTGCACCAGAAAAAGTAGTATTTGTTCTAGTTGTGTTAAATGTATCAGCAAATGCAACATGGTTGTATGGTATTGCGTTAAGCTGATATACACTTCCAGACGCTTCTACACTAAACTGCATGTCTACTAGTTTTATGCACAGTAATGCACCAGGCACAACACTGCTTGCACCTGAATCATCAAACCCAACAAATTCACATGCTAACAAAAATGGTGTATTGAGATAGTTAGTGTGACCAACTTCTGCTGCACCTATTGCAAGTGCTTGGAAAAATAATCCAACACTGTACGGTTCTGTTACAGTAAACGATAACTGAGTTGCGTTAGCATATCCTGTACCTGGATTGAAACTGTGCAAATATTCGATATTTACATCATCTATGAAATATTCAACATTAATGCCTAATGCTCTTTCAACTGCTGTTTGTACAACAGCATTGTTTCCTAGCCCGCCAGTTTCAATAAGAGTTACACCGCTATTGTAGGTGATATTACCCGTATTAAACTCGGTTTGAGATAAACAAGCAAATCTCCAACGATAGTTATAAGATACAAACTTGTGCAGTTCATTTCTAAGCGTAGCCATTTAACCTCCAAGTATTCTACTGAGATAACTTTGTTTAGGTAGCTTTATTTCAACACCAGCTCTAAAGTCAAATATAGGATCTTTTAATATTTCCATATTACGATTTGTAAATACCCACCAAAGTTTTGCATCTTTGTATAAATCATATGCTAATAAATCAGGTCTAAAGTTATATTGCGGTTGTATAGTATAGTTTATGTCATCGTCTTCGCCAATAATAGGAACGTGAACATAATAACCTAGATTGTTTTTTTCTAGTTTAGTAAACTGATAAGGACTTTTCTGTGAATATTGTGCCATTAAATAAATCCTCCTTTATTAGGATCAGTAATATAGGCACCACTTGCAAAGTCTGTAAGATTAAACTGTCTAGTGATATCTCTACTGTATACTGGTTGTACTGTAATGTTTAGTGTGCTTAATGTAGGAACATATGTGTATGTTCCTGCTGCACTTGCATCGCCTATGTCGCTTTGTGCAATAGGTACTTTGATATAGTCTACATCTCTTGGTAAGTCAACACTAAACATTTTAACTATTACAGGAGTACGCTGAAAAATAAAATCTCCGTAACCGCTTAATGCTACTCTAGGTGGTGGGGCACCTTTTGCATCTCCGTTTCCGTAAAACATTTTTGTAATCGTTCTTAAAAAATGCACACTTGAAATCCAATATCTACCATCTGCTTCGTTTTCAACCGGAAACTCTCCTGTAATGGTAATATCCTCAACTTGACTGTTTTGATAAACAGGATATGGATAGTTAGTATGTATTGGAGAAAGCATACTATAGTTTGCACTATGTGTAACCAAAATCTGTGGAGTTGTTGGAAATACCATACTGTTGTTGCTATTCCTTAAAGGAGTAAAAATATCTGCTCCAAACATGTTTTGTGGACTTGCCGGAATGTGTATTCTAACTCTCCAATCTTCGCCACTACCATTGTCTGCTAAAAAACTAGCATTTTGTATAATAGGAGTTAATGGTTCTGCTCCTGGAGGTATTGTTCCTCGACGAATAGTTGAAATTAATCCAAACGGATCGTCAATAAAATCGTCAAAAGTGTTTTTAATATTTTTTACTGTGTTAATACCCGATTGAACTGTATTAACAACACCTCCAACAGTGTTAGTAATATCTTCAATAGTATCTAAAAAGTTCCAAAAAGCCATGCTGAGTCTCCTATAGTATTTAGTTGACTTTTTTAAGTACGTAGTTTATTATAAATACAATCTTAGGAGCACATATGGCTAGAAAAGTAAATTATTTAAACAATAAAGACATGCTTGCTGAAATACACAAGTCAAAAAACACATTCTGTAGTTTTGTCGATCCCGAATATGCAAGTTATGATATTATATTACCATCAGTTGATAAAATCAATATTAGAACAATCAGTGAAGCAAAGAAAAATCGTGCTAAACTACTTACAAATCAAAAATACGAATATGAAAAATCAATAGGTAACAAGGTTAAACTTGCAGAATGCGAGTATGATTACAAAAAAATACAAAAAGAAGATTTAGTTTTCCGTATTATGACGTTTGATCACATTCCAGACGAACCTGGTAGAAAAAAGAACCCAAAAACTGTTGCAGATAAAAAAACAAAACTAAACTTTCCACCATTTCAGCATTGGAAGTTTGACGAAAACGACAATTTAATATGTGTAGGAAAGAGTCATTGGGTCGGTGGCATGGAAAACGGCTATTTTGAAAAAGCAAATGGTCGTGCTACAAACAAACTTGCAATGATGTGGTTAAAACTAGTTGATAGATATGCCACAAGAGGCAATGTGCGTGGATATACTTACAACGACGAAATGAAAGGACAAGCTATTTTGCAACTTTCGCAGATTGGATTACAGTTTGACGAATCAAAGTCGCAAAATCCTTTTGCATATTATACAGCAGCAGTCACAAACAGTTTTGTTCGAGTTATAAACCTCGAAAAACGCAATCAAAACATACGAGATGACATTCTTGAAATAAATAACCTCAATCCAAGTCATACAAGACAACACGCAGGCGAGTGGGAAGCTGCTCTCCGCAGAGAATCAGAGAAAAAATAACCGGTTGACTTAGATTTATTAGTGTTTTACAATAGTATTAAACACGGAGTATAAGTTTGTTTAAAAAAGCAGCAGTATTTACTGACATTCACTTTGGTATGAAAGGCAATAGTCGTGTTCATAACAAAGATTGCGAAGATTTTGTCGATTGGTACATCGAAACAGCAAAAGAACATGGTTGCGAGACTGGTATTTTTTGTGGAGATTGGAATCACAATAGAAATAGTCTTAACTTAACCACTATGGATGCTGGTATTCGCAGTTTAGAAAAACTAGGTGCAGCATTTGATCAGTTTTATATGTTTGCTGGTAACCACGATTTGTATTTCAAAGATAAACGTGATATTAAAAGCACAGAGTGGGCAAAACACATTCCTGGCATTACAGTCGTTGATGATATTATGCAAATCGAAGATGTTGCCCTGGTTCCGTGGATGGTAAGTGACGAATGGAAAAAAGTTGCAGCACTAGATTGCAAATATATGTTTGGACACTTTGAACTTCCTAACTTTTTAATGAACGCTATGGTAAGAATGCCAGATCACGGCGAACTTAAAGCAGAAAACTTAACAAAACCTGAATATGTGTTTACAGGACACTTCCACAAACGTCAAAGTCAGAAGAATGTACACTATATTGGTAACGCATTTCCGCATAACTATGCAGATGCTTGGGATGATGACCGTGGTATGATGGTGTTGGATAGAGAAAATGCAGCAGAACCATTATATATTAACTGGTTAGATTGTCCTAAATACCGTACAGTAAAGTTATCACAGTTGATTGACGAAAAAGACTCACTGATTAAGCCTAACATGTACTTGAGAGTTACATTAGACTTGCCGATTAGCTTTGAAGAAGCTACCTTTATCAAAGAAACTTTTATTAAAGACTATCAGTGCAGAGAAATTACTCTTATTCCACAAAAAAGCATCGAAGACATTAGTTCAGAGCTAGATATCGAGCACTTTGAAAGTGTTGACCAGATTGTTAGTAACGAAATACTAGCAATAGATAGTGAAAACTTTAATAAATCGTTACTTTTAGAAATATACAATGAGCTAGAATGATAAAACTTAAAGACCTTACAGTAAAAAACTTTATGAGTGTGGGAAATGTAACCCAAGCCGTAGACTTTGACGAAGAACAACTTACACTTGTATTAGGTGAAAACCTAGATCAAGGCGGAGATGACACAGGATCAAGAAACGGCACTGGTAAAACCACTATTATCAATGCTCTTTCCTATGCTTTGTACGGTACAGCACTTACAAACATCAAAAGAAACAACTTGATTAACAAAACAAACAGCAAAGGCATGCTAGTTACGCTTAACTTTGAGAAAGGCGCTAACAAATATCGAATCGAACGTGGTAGATCGCATAATGTACTCAAGTTTTATGTAAACGAACAGGAACAAGTTGACGATTTACAAGATGCAAGTCAAGGTGATAGTAGAAAAACACAAGAAAGTATCAGTGATTTATTGAATATGAGTCACGATATGTTCAAACATATTGTTGCATTAAACACATATACCGAACCGTTCTTAAGTATGCGTACAAACGATCAGAGAGCTATTATTGAACAGTTATTAGGTATAACTATCCTCAGTGATAAAGCAAATACGTTAAAAGATCGCATAAAAGAAACAAAAGATGCTATTACAGAAGAAACTTTACGTATTGATGCTATTAACTCTGCCAACGAAAAGATACAAACCAGTATCGATTCGCTGTTTAATAGACAAAAAGCATGGAAAAGCAAGCAAAAAAGTGATATTCAGCGTTTAGACAATGCTATTAACGAGTTAGAACAACTAGATATTGAAAAAGAGCTAGATAGTCACGAAAAACTTAGCGATTGGACCGAATTAAACAATCGTTTAACCAGTTTAAACAAAGAAAAGTCTACATTAGAGAGTGCTTTGATGCGAGCAACCAAGAGTGTTGACAAAGCACAGAAGGATATCACTGATTTAGACGATGCAACCTGCTATACTTGCGGTCAAGCACTGCATGAAGACAAAAAAGCAGAGATTCTTGCAACAAAAACTAAAGATCTACAAGATTCAATAGCATATCAGACAGAAGTTGCTGATAAACTAGAGTCAACCATGAGATTTCTTGATGATATTGGTAATATAAACGGCAAACCCACTACATTTTACGAAACTGCACGTGAAGCATATGAACATAGAAACAACGTAGATAACTTAAAGCAAACTAAGCTAAGTAAACAGCAAGAAGAAGATCCTTATCAGGCACAAATTGAAGATTTACAAACAACAGCATTGCAAGAAGTTGATTGGACATCGGTGAATGAGTTAAACAACCTCAAAGACCACCAAGAGTTCTTGTTAAAACTGCTTACAAACAAAGATTCTTTCATTAGAAAGAAGATTATCGACCAAAACTTGGCATATTTAAACGCAAGGCTCACATATTACCTAGATAAAATAGGCTTACCGCATCAAGTGGTGTTCCAAAACGACCTAGCAGTAGAGATTACACAACTAGGACAGGACTTAGACTTCGATAACTTGTCACGTGGAGAACGTAACAGGCTAATACTTGGTCTTTCCTTTGCATTTCGAGATGTTTGGGAAAGTTTATACCAAAGTATTAACTTAATGTTTATTGACGAGTTGATTGACAGTGGTATGGATACTGCTGGAGTAGAAAATAGTATAGGCATTCTTAAAAAGATGACAAGAGAACGAAATAAAAATGTTTTTCTTATCTCACACAAAGACGAACTAGTTGGTAGAGTTAACAATGTACTAAAAGTTGTTAAAGAAAATGGCTTTACCAGCTATGCAACCGATATTGACATTGTAGAATGAGCGAAGAAGACACACATGACAAGATAATCAAGGCAGTATTGGACTATTTCGCATTGAATGAAATATTCCAACAGCGTCCTGCAGAGTTAAAACGTAGAAAGGTGCGCAAAAAGCTAGGCGAACTACGTGATCTCTGCAAAGTAAGACGTGATGAGATAATGGAAGAACACATTAGACATGTACAAGACGGCAGAAAAAACAATAATCCAAAAAAGGCAAGAGAAGCACAAGGCAAAAAATAACTAATATATGAGTTGGACATATAAAGGCAAAAAAGTTGAAACAATTCCAGATGAATACGAAGGCTTTGTATATCTGATTACAAATAAAAAAACAAAACAAAAATACGTAGGCAAAAAACTAGCAAAGTTTAAAACAACCAAGCCACCACTAAAAGGCAAAAAGAACAAA